AAAAGAAGAGAAAGAAGCACAGAGAGAGCCTGCTGCAGAACAAGGAGAGCCGGATCTGTTATCTCTGCGCCAGAGGGGGGGATTATAGCTGGAAACAGGTGTTGGAGGAACACCACATCTTCGGCGGACCGAATCGGCATCTGTCAGAGGAATATGGTCTGAAAGTCTATATCTGCCCGGAATGCCACAGGACATCAGCCAGAGCAGTGCATCAGGATCCGGCGGGAGAAGCGAACCGATATCTGCAGGCGGAAGGGCAGAAAGCATTCGAAGAGAATTTCCCGGAATTAAGTTTCCGGGAGATCTTTGGGAAAAATTATCTGTGAGGAAGAAAAAATGGAAGATTACGAAAAATGTAAGCACGTGCAGAGCATTGGAACATACGCGGTATATGTTGATCCGGGATGCCCAAAAGCGCACAAAATAAAAGGGACATTGGTAAGCTCGCGACGGAAGTGTGAACACTGCCGGGAAGAAGGAGAAGAGAATGAAAAAAATACCGGAAGAAATGGAAAAATTGATTCTGGAAATGCTGCAGAAAGGGGAAAAATATAAAGCAATCACGGCCAGAACCGGAGTGACAGAAGCTACAGTTGGAAGAGTAGCAAGAGATAACGGAATATGCAGAAGGAAAAGGAATGCTGAAAAGGGAAATAATTATCCGCCGGAACTGATGGAAGAATGGGATCGTGTAAGAATTGAAATTTTGAAGAAAGGATAAGGGGAAATGGAAACGATTATTGGAATTTTGGCGCTGTGCGCGGTTATGTTAGGCGGCACCGCGTGGCTACTGAACCGACCAGGAAATCCAAAGGATCCGCGGGAGGATGAAGAACAGATGGAATACTTGGAAGCATGGAAGAAAAAACATGAAAGGACGGACAAAGAAAAATGATACCGAGAAAATTTACTGGAGAAATGCTGAAAGGAAGAAAAGCAACGCTGGAACGCGATATAAGAAATGTGGCAGGCGTAGCGATAGGGAAAGGGGCGACAGTTACAATCACGGAGGTTGTGCGCGGAAAAGGGCTGACAATTAAAACGGAGAAATGCCCACATTGCGGACAATATTCATACATCACAAGAGTACAGAGAGAGGATTTAACACTGCTACCAAATGTATAGTAGTATTTTGTGCGCTGGTAATCGGAGCAGCAGCGTGGCTGCTGAACCGGCCAGAACACACAAAGGATCCGCGGGAGGATGAAGAACAGATGGAATACTTAAGAGAATGGAGCGAGAAACATGGTAAGGCTAACAGAAAAAAGTAAAACAGGATTATGGCACCTGAGAGGTGTAAGTTGGGAGCAACTTCGGACTGGGCATAAAATCACAAAAACGGTAAGCGAAAAGATCTACGGTGCTCTGTGCAAATTGAAAGACTACGAGGATTCAGGCATGGATCCGGATCAGGCAGCAAAAGCAGCAGAAAAGAATACTCCGACAGAACCGAAGGAAATACAGGATTGGAACGGAATTACGGCTTACGAGTGCGAAAACTGCGGATGTGATGTATTTGAGACTCAGAACTACTGTCCGTACTGCGGTCAACGACTGAAGTGGGAGGAATAAGATGCGAGCAGTTGCAAAAACGCTTATGATAATTTTTGCGGTAGTAGAAGTGGGTTTGGGATTAAAAAGGACTGTGACGATTGCGGATCGTGACGGAAATAAGGAATACGTTCCGTCAAAAGAAGATCAGATCCTAGGAATGTTGGATTTTATTCTGGCAATGCAGATGATTCAAGCTGCGATGAGCATACAAAAATAGAAAGGAATATGGACTATGGGAATTTGGGAAGTGATTCAGAAAGAAATTGTAGATAAGCCGGAAATATCTGCGGAGTTGAGAACATCATGGAGGGAGCAGGAAAGCATGGTGTTGACGCTTGAAAATACGAAAACAAAACAGAAAACAGAAAGGGGATTTTGCACAGAAGAAGGTGGAACGGAAGAAAGAATGAAAGATATAGTTCGGGAAATGCTGCTGAGGCTGGATGACGTAGATGAATGGAGAAGAAAGCTGGCTATGTTGAAACTGATACAGGCGGCGCTGGATATTAAGCTTGATCAGAGACAGAAACAGTACGCATTATCAGAGATTCCTGCGTGGCTGGTCGAAGGGAGAAGAACGGGAAAAACACTGGCAAATGTAATCAAAATATTGATTAACGAAAAAGAAACAATAAGAATAACGAGAGATAGTGCGTGGCGGTACACGGATGATAACCGGTTCGGATATGCGTATGTATGGGAGCAGGCAAAAATATTAAAAATGATCAGTGACAAATTACGAGAAAAAGACGTGCCGGTTCCGGAAGTGAAGCTAATAGGATTGTGGTAAAAGCCAAATGGTAAGAGGAGGTGAGACCGATGGAGCAGAACAGAGATGAGAACGAAAAGAAAAAGGAATATCTCAAAAGATATCACAGTGCAGTGCTTGCGGAAAAGGCGATCCAGCAGGAGATTGATGAACTGAGAATGGATAAGATGTACCCCATGCTGATTCAGGACGGGATGCCGCACGGGAGCAGTTGTGGAGATCTGTCGGAATATGCGGCGCAGTTGGACGGATTGCTGGCGGATCTGAAAGAACAGATGGAGAAGCGGATCAGCATCCGGAGAGAGATTACGCAGAAAATCGAACAGATGCAGGATGAGACAGAAAAGACGGTGTTAAGATTACGATACATCCATTGGCTCCGGTGGGAGCAGATTGCTGAGCGGATGGGATACGGATGGGCACAGGTACATAGAATCCATGGAAAGGCGTTGGCGAATTTCAAAATGAAATAGAATGATACACGGTATATATGATATAGTGTAAAAGAAGAGAAACGGGAAAAGGAAAACCGGTTCTCTTCCAGTTCAAAAATCGATCACACCTTGTCGAAGAAAATCCCTGCAGAAATGTGGGGATTTTCTTATGGGGGAAACATGACAGATAAAGAAGCAAAGGAATTCTACAATTCCGAAAAGTGGAAACACAAACGCCTGGCCATTCTGCGAAGAGATCAGTACGAATGCCAGGACTGCAGAAAGAGACTGCAGGAAGCAAAAGAAAAAGATGTGAGGCTGCCGGCGATGGATGCAAAGATCCGGAGGGCAACACAGGTCCATCATATCATGGAGCTGAAAGAGCATCCGGAGCTGGCGCTGGATGATGAGAACCTGGTGAGCCTGTGCACACAGTGCCACAATGAGCGGCATGGCAGACATGTCGAACGGAAATTCATTCCGAAGCGCCGAGTGATCGCGCCGGAGCAGTGGTGACCATCCCCCCGGGGTAATTCTCGGCGATTTTTGGCCGGGGTAGAACGGGTAGGAAGGGGCATGACTGTTCAGATTTTTCGGATTCTCGCGTGAAAGGGGTGGGGTAGCCAGTTCGGATGGAACAGAAAAACAGAAGGGTGGTGAGCAGATGTCACAGAAAGATGTTAAAGAGTCGCTGCTGGAGCAGTTGAAATTACAGGGAAAAACGGCGGATTTTTACGGGGATCTGGTGGAAGATTATATGCACTACTGGAAATTAAAAAAGGATCTGATTCAGGATATTAAAAAGCGTGGAATCCGTTATGAAGCCATGAACGGAAACGGAATTAAGGTGGAAAAAACGAATGAATCTGTGCAAAATCTGCAGAAAACCACGGCAATTATGTTAAAAATTTTGAGTGATCTTGGTCTGAGAGACCAGATCTCGAATGAGTCTGAGGCAGATGGTTACCTGTAAAGAAATTGACGACTATCTTGCCTACGCGAAAGCACATCCGGAATGGATCAACACAGAAAGAAAACTGTTAATCGAGAACATCGTACTCACGACTTTGAAGAGAGACGATGTTTTTTTTGACGAAGAAACCTACAGAAAATGTCTGCAGTATTGCGAGAATAATTATTACCCACTTTTTACGTACCAGAAATTCATTTATGCGTTTGCTTTTATGTACATTGACGACATGCCGCTGTTTCAAAAATTCATCGTGATGATGGGAAGAGGAAACGGAAAGGATGGATTTATTGTACCGCTGGCGAATTTCTTTCAGACGCCATTGTACGGCGTTGAAAATTATCACATAGAAATCGTGGCGAATGCGGAAGATCAGGCGAACGAAACTTTCAAAGTTGCTTACAATGTCTGCAAAAAGAAAAAGTTTAAAGGAAAATTCAGCGTTACAAAAGAGCTGATCACGAATCTCAAGACCGGGTCGGAGTTGAAATACAATACAAGCCGAGCGGAAACCAAAGATGGAAAAAAGCCCGGATGCCTGATTCTGAATGAGATACATGCCTATGAAAATTATGATCAGATCAACGTGTTTGAAAGTGCACTTGGAAAAGTAAAGCATCCGCGGGAATTCATTATCACGACAAATGGATACGTGCGAGATGGACCTCTGGACGAAATCCTGACGATGATAGAAGAGATTCTGAGGACGGGAGAAAATCCGCTCGGATATTTTCCTTTCGTCTGCAAGCTGGACACGAAAGAAGAAAAAGATCTTCCGGAGGCCTGGCACAAAGCGAACCCATCGTTGGAATATATGCCAATTTTGGCAACGCAGATCATGAAAGATTATCTGGAAGCACAGAAGCTTCCGAGTAAACTTCCGGAGCTGATGACAAAACGTTTCAATTTGCCGGCGCGGAATGAAGAAGAGACCGTAACGTCGTGGGAAAACATTCTGCGGTGCTGCTATGACGATATCGAGCGGAAAACGCCGAGAAGAACTGCAGACACGAAAGGAAAGCTTGCGATTCTGGCGTTGGACTATGCCGATATTCGAGATTTTGCGTCGGCCGGAGTGCTGACACAGGACGGTGAGGAGTTCATATGGAGGCAGCACACATGGATCTGCAAAGATTCGCCATTTCTGGAAAAAATCAAATTCCCGCTGAACAATTTCGGACAGCCGGAATTTGAGGACTTCGAGGTGGTGGATGGCCCGACAATTCCAATTGATGCCATCATTCGGTGGTGCGTTGAGAGGATGAACGAATATGTCGTGCAGAAAATCACGATGGATACTTACCGCTACCAGATGTTCAAAACAAAATTCGAGGAGGCGGGAATATCAATCGAAAGCAAACAGAATCCGGCGGGGCTGGTAAGGCTGGTACGAAGAATTGGATCGGCGTGTGCCATCATTGCTCCGGAAATTGAAAGACTGTTTGCGGAAGGAAAAATAAATTATGGTCCATCATCCATCATGCGATGGTACACGAACAATACGAAAGTGAGCACGGACAAATACGGAAACAAGATGTACGGAAAAATAGAACCGAAGTTAAGAAAAAACGATGGATTTATGGCTTTCGTGGCGGCGATGTTTTCGAAGGATGAGATAAAGGAGACGGTTATCTATGTTTGATTGGATTTTCAAAAGAGCAGAAAAAGAAGAGTCTCTGCTCGAAATTATAACATCGACCACACAGCAGCTGCAGTTGTATGAGTTCGCAAAAGAGAAAGCAATTGGCATGATTGCGGATGCGATTGCAAAATCGGAAATTGTAGTCCAGAGGAAAGACAAAAAAGGAACAAGACGGGCAAAAGATGACGTCTATTGGCGGCTGAATGTGCGACCGAATGCCAATGAAACCGGAACGGATTTCTGGCGTGCGGCGATCCACAAACTGCTGACGAAAAAAGAAGCGTTAATCTGCAGAGTGGGTGAGCAATACTTTCTTGCGGATTCCTGGACACTGAATGACAGTGTAATCTTACCGCAGATCTACAGCGATATCACGATCAGCTGCAACGGAAGAACGATGACGCTGGACATGTACCTGACGGCGGATCAGGTGCTGCACTTGCGGCTGCGAAATGACCGGCTCAGTGCACACCTTGGGAATATTGCGAAAAAGTACAATAAGCTGGCGAACGCGGTCTGCACGATGCAGACGTATGTTAATACGCCGAAATTCAAGCTCCATTTTGACGCAACAAATTCCATCATTGCGACAAAAGATGAGAATGGAAACGTGAAAACGCTGACAAAAGATCAATACAAAGAGAAGCTGCAGGAGACGTTGCTGAGTGATGAACCGTCAACTATCATCACGAGCGCCGGAATTGATATCAACCAGATTGAAATTAAGGCCGGAGGGGCAAGTGAGGACGTTGTAAAGTTTGCGAAAGAAATTTTTAAGGACACCGCAATGGCATTTAACATCCCAATGGCGGTATTCCTGGGAGAAATCACAGAAAAAGCGGACAGCACAAACGAGTTCATCACCTACGCAGTTTCACCGATTGCCGAAATTCTGAACGATTCATTCAACGCAAAACTTGTCGGAAAAGAAAGTTATGAAAAAGACGAGAAAATTTGGGTGGATCTGTCAAGATTCAAGCACCGCGACCTGATCGAGTGCGCAACCGGCATGAGTACCCTGCGGAGCATCGGCTTCAACCTGGATGAGCTGCGGGAATCCATCGGCTGGGAAGCACTGAATACAGAATTCAGCCGAAGCCGTATGGTGACAAAGAACTATACCGCGGACGAAAGCGCGGTCACGGGAAACACAGAATAAATCTCCCAGCTGATGGGTGAAACAGCAAATAACAAGGGAAGGAGAAAGCCATGAAAAGAAAAGAGATGCATTACTGCCAGCAGGTGGATGGCAACGTGCACAAGATCTTTCTGTATGACGATATCTCGAAATATGGAGAGTGGAACTGGGAAACCTGGGACTATGACGAGTCGGAGACATCCGCGGCACATTTCCAGAAGCTCCTGGAAGCGGTGCCGGATGGGGAAGAAATTGAACTGCATATTAATTCCTACGGCGGATCGGTTTCGGAAGGAACGGCCATCTACAACCTGCTGCAGGAGAGCAAGGCACACAAAGTGGGAATCGTGGACGGCGTATGCCATTCAATCGCGTTTACAATTCTGCAGGGGTGCGATGAGCGAATCATGGGGTACGGCACAAGCGCGATTATCCACAACATGTGGGCCAGCGTCACAGGAAATGCAAAACAGCTCCGGGAAGAGGCGGACAAGCTGGACGTGTGTATGGAATCCTGTGTGCAGCTGATGATGCGCCGTGCGACCATCGATGAGGCAGAACTGAGAGCCATGATGGATGCAGAGACCGTGCTCACACCGCAGAAAGCCCTGGAATGCGGATTAATTGATAAAATCGGCGTGGAGCAGAAGGAGGAGCCGCGGACAGAACAGCTTCTCGCAGAAAATGAACAGCTGATCAAACAGCTGAACAATCGCACATTCCTGGATGCGGAGGTTAAAAAGTTCATGCGGGCCGTTGCGCCGGCGCAAAAACAGAAAAGCGGATTTGACGCTTTCTTTCAGAAAGGAGAAAAAAATGAACATCGATAAAATCACAGAGGCAGAGCTGAAACAGAAAGTAATGAAGATGATGGAAGATGCAGACGATAAGGTAGAGGCGATCTATCAGGCTGCAGCTATGATCGTGGAGGAGAAAAACAAAGAACTCATCAATCAGCTGGTGGAGCAGAACGCCCGCGCGGCTCACGATGAGGAATACAGAAAACGCCTGAACCTTCACAATCTGTCAGACAAGGAAAAACAGTTCTACGAGGGGCTGAAAGATGTGAAACAGGCAATCACTGCAAAGCAGATCGACATTATTCCGGATGAAATCATCGACAGAACGCTGGATGATGTGAAAAAGGCAAGTAAAATTCTGAGCCTGGTAAAATTTGCCCCGGCAAATGTGAAAAAATGGCTGGTTGGTGAACATTCCGGGACTGCAGTATGGGGGGACTTAACAGATGCCATCAAAGGAGAGCTGAACGCAAGTTTTGAAACTCTTGACCTGGAAGTGAAAAAACTGACAGTATATCTTGTGATTCCGAAAGCAATTCGGGATCTTGCGCTGCCATTTGTGGACAAATATTTTACGGCAATTCTTGCGGAGGCAATGCAGGACGGTCTGGTAAAAGGATATCTGGATGGAAACGGAAAAACGGGTCCTGTAGGAATCATGAATAAGATCGCGAGCTTCAAAGCGGACGGAACCGCGCAGGCGAAAACGGTAATGAACACGGTAACCAAATTCAGCCCGAAAGGACTTGCTCCAGTAAGAAAGACACTGAGCAAAGACGGAAAGAGAGAAATCGGAACGCTGTATTTACTGTGTAATCCGAGCGATGAGGCGGAATATGTGGACCCGGCGCTGTATGGAGAAAGTCTCACAGGAGGATATAGAAACACCTCATTTATGAGCCTTGAAAAGATTCCGGATGCGAACGTACCGAAAGGAAAAGGCATTTTTACCATGACAGGTGTCTACACGATGGGAGCATCTGGCGTGGAGCTGAACACTTATGATCAGACAAAAGCAATGGATGATGCAGACGTTATCATCGGAAAATGCTATGCGAACGGCCGCGCGGTGGATGATGACTGCGCCGTAGTATTTGACGTGACGAAACTGGAAGAGTACGTGCTGCCGGTTCAGCAGGTAACGGTTCCACAGACAATCGCGCAGGCAGCAGAGCCAACAGGAGAATAAGGAGGTAAGGCGGAATGCTGGAAGAAATGATCGAGGAAGTGCGGCAGGAATTTCAGATTCCGCCGTATTTCCCGGATGAGTCGCTGCTGCGGTACCTGAAAGAAGGAAAACACCGTCTTGATACACTCAATCCGGGAAGAAGCCTGGAAACAGATGATACGTTTCGAAGTCTGCTGAAAAATTACGTGTACTACGCGTACAACCACAAAACATACGAATGGGAGCAGAATTACGCTGCGATTATCTTATCCTGGCAGCTGGAAAGCGAGGTACCGACATGAGCCTGCCGGTGTACACAAGCGGCTGTTTTGAACTCTATAGAATCAAAACAGACGAAACCAAAGACTTTCCGGAGGATATTCTGGAAAATCAGCACATGACGATCTGGTACAACGAGATCTCTGTGTATGACCATACCAGATACGCACTGAGTCAGAGCGGACGGGAAATCACAATGAAAATTCGGATTCCGCAGTACAAGAAAATTGACAGTGACTGTGTGTGTATCATTGAGGGAACACAGCACAGAGTCTATAACGCCGCACACATCATCAACAAGGACGGATTCCCGGAAACGGAGCTCACACTGGTGCGACCAGATCGAACGATTGAGGTGATTGCATGAAAAAACAGGAATTAAGCGATTTGCTCCACTCGCTCCAGATCCCGGTCAATGAGGGAATCGCAAGCCAGGAAAATACAAACAAATACCCGCGTGTGGTCTATTGGGACTATATCTGGGAGGATATTCTGGCATCTGGAGAAGAGTACGAAAATGTGGAAACATACCAGATTAGCTTCTATTCTCGTACGCCGCGGAATGAAAAACTGATGGAACTGAGAGAAAAACTCAGAGAAGTCGGGTTCCATCCTACCATCTATCACGAGTACGTGCAGGAAGATAAGGTCTTTCATTCTTATTTTTCCGTTGAGGTAACAGTATGAATGAGGACGATTTCTATTCCGCCGGCATGAACGAATTTCAGAAGATCATTCAGGAATATCAGGAGAAATTCGAACAGAGCAGAATTGAAGCAGCCATGATGGATGGCGCGGAGCAGCTGGCCAGAGATGTGCGGGCGCTGCCAAAACCGAGATCACAGATTCGAAAGTCTGGATACGCCCATCTACTGGACACCGTTTCGGCCAGAAAAGGAAAAAACGGGGAAGTAGAGGTCGGATGGGGAAAATATTACGGTCCGATGGTAGAAGCCGGAACATTGAAAATGAATGCACAGCCGCACCTGCGCGGGCTGTTCAAGAAAGATTCGAATAAATATTATAACCTGATACTGCAGAGATTGTTCAGGTAGAAAGGAAAAAAATATGTCAATCAAAACGAGAAAACCACCGCTGAAAGAAACTGTAGGAGCGCAGTATTGGTGCTTTAGCACACCATCAGAAGACGGACAGTGGTCGGAAACGTTTGAGGAAAACGTTGAGAAAACAGAAGTTGTTAAAAATGTAAAAGTAAAAGAAAATACCGGGTCAGTGGATACGCGTTCTTCTGGAAAGATTTACGATACAGATATTCGTCAGACATCAACCAATATCGATGTGGAGGTGGTGGCATTCCCGGCGGATACATTGGCCAAAGCACGTGGAGATGAAGTGACCAAAAGCGGTCTCATTTTATCTGGAGGAAGTGGTGTAAGACCATTTTTCGCCTATGGGAAGGTAGTGAAAAATAAAGACGGTTCTGAGCGGTATGATTGGTACCCAAAATGTAAGCTCACTGCAAATACAGATGATGCGGAAACAAGCGAAGAAACATTTTCTGCGCAGACGGATACAGTGACGATTGTTGCGTACCCATTTAACAGAAAAGGACAAATCAAAGTATCGGTAGATTCCAGCACAAAAGCATTCCCGGAGGGGATGACAGAAGAAAAATTCTTTTCGAAGCCGATCCTCACAGATGACGATCTGACAACGGCAGTAGCCGGATAAGGAGAAACATGAAAGATTATATTGTAGATTTGACGGACGGCACACGGCTGCCCGTCAATGTTAATTTTGGCACGCTCTACTATCTGCAGAAGATGCCGAAATTTTACAAACTGGCAAAAAAGAAACAGGAAAAACTGACAGATCAGGAAAAGATGGATCTTGCGGCCGCATCCGTGTACGCCATCCTGCGGAGCAACGGAAAAACGGTGACGTTTGACGAGGCATTGCAGCTGGTGCCGATGGATGATGAGCAGATCCGCGTGCTGTTGGAGGGCTTTTCAGCCAGATGCGACGAATATGCTAAAAAAAAACGGGCACGCCAGCAGATGGCGAAGGGCTTGACGTAGACTGGGCAGAATACCGGATCTGCGCCGCGGAGATGGGAATGAGCGAGGAAGAATTTTTTAATTGCGATCCCATCTTTTTTAACGAAATGTACGAAAAATTTTGGGAGAGAAAGAAAGTAGGTGAGCTGTATGGCGGATGATATGAAGCGGGTTGGATTATCGTTCAAAACGGATGGTACAATTGATTTTCAGAAGAGCCTGAAACAGATTTCGGAAGCCGTACAGGGTAACCGGGAAGAATTTAAACGCGCGAAAATCGCCTGGGACGACAGCACGACGGCCATGGAGAAGCTGACCGACAGACAGAAGTATCTGCAGAAGCAGACTGAGACATACAACGAAAAAGTGGAGGTCCTGAGAAGAGAGCTTTCTGAGCTGGAGGAAGCAGAGAACAAAAACGAGAAAGCGATCTCACAGAAGAAAAAGCAGCTTTCCCAGGCAGAGACCACACTTGCCCAGTACCAGAAAGGCCTAAAAGAAGTAAATCAGGAAATCAAGAGTGGCTCTGCAGTTCTGGAAGAGAACATGAAAAAGCTCGATGATTCTATCAGCACGTTGGACGCATCCGCAAAAAAGAATGAATCCTCATTCAAATTGATGAAGAGCCAGTGGGACGAGAACACATCATCAGCAAAAAAATTAAAGGATGAGCAGAAGTATCTGACGGAGCAAAGCGAGAACTACCAGAAAAAAGTAGGTCTCGTGAAAGAAGAACTGAAACTACTAGAAAATGCTGAGGGCGACAACAAAAAGGCCATCGAAGAAAAGAAAGCTGCACTCGATGAGGCGGAAGCATCGCTGAATGAGTACAAAAACCGATTAAAAGAAGTTGATGAGCAGCTGAAATTCGGAAAAGCATCTATTGAAGAATACACTGAAAAAGTTCAAAAGGCAGGAGAAAAAGTAAATGACGCGGGAAGTGGGATGACAAAAAAAGTAACCACTCCGATTCTTGCGGCCGGAGCAGCATCTGCCAAAATGGCCATGGACTTCGAGGACTCGATGGCCAAAGTTTCGACGATTGCTGATGCGACAGAAGTCCCGATGGATGATATGCAAAAAGCAATCCTGGATCTGTCAAATCAAACGGGAATCTCAGCAGAAGAAATCGCACAAAACGTATACGATTCCATTTCGGCAGGGCAGAAAACAGGCGATGCGGTCAATTTCGTTTCGAACTCGACAAAGCTGGCAAAAGCAGGCTTCGCGGATGCTGGATCGGCGCTGGACGTGCTTACAACCATTATGAACGCGTACGGTTTGAAAGCGTCAGAGGTAACGAATGTTTCGGACATGCTGATTCAGACGCAGAATTTGGGAAAAACGACAGTTGCGGATCTTGCGTCATCAATGGGAAAAGTGATCCCGACAGCGAACGCCTACGGAGTAAGCCTGGATGAGCTGTGCGCAGGATATGCCATCATGACAGCAAACGGCGTTGCAACCGCGGAAAGCACAACCTATATGAATGGTATGCTGAATGAGCTTGGAAAGTCAGGAACGACCGTATCGGAAACACTGAAGAAAAAAACGGGAAAGACGTTTAGGGAATTGATGGACAGTGGCATGTCGTTGTCGGATGTCCTGAAAATAATCAGCGATGCGGCTGCGGAAAACAACAAGTCATTTGGTGACATGTGGAGCAGTTCGGAAGCCGGAAAAGCAGGAATGATCCTGCTGGGGGACAGCGCTGAAAATTTTAATGGCGTTTTGGAACAGATGCAAAACAGCACGGGCGCGACGAACACGGCGTTCGAAAAGTTGGGCACGAATTCCACAAAAATCAAAAAAACAACAAATGAATTGAAAAATGATGCGATCGATTTCGGAACGGTCCTGATGGATGGACTTGCACCAATCATAGAAAACATCGCAGAAAAAGTTTCGGAATTGACGGAATGGTTCGGCGGACTGTCAGAGTCGGAAAAACAGACGATTATACAGATTGGTCTGATCGTGGCTGCTATTGGACCGCTGCTTGTTGTGCTTGGAACGGTAGTGAGTAGTGGGGCTAAAATAATCGGAGGAATTCCGGTTATAGCAAAAGGAATATCAGGTTTATTCGGCATCATTGCAGCGAATCCAGTGCTTGCGGTTATAACGGCAATTGCGATCGCAGTATTTGCACTGTGGACAAATTGCGACGAATTCCGAGAAGGAATAATCGAAGGAATTGATATTATAAAATCGGTACTGACTGCCGGATATGATTTTTGCGTAGAGTTAGGCGAAGAAAAGCTCGGACGTATCCAGGATGCCTACGAAAAACACGGAGGCGGAATCACCGGAATCCTGGCTGCGAGCTGGCAGACATGGAAGGAAATATGGTCCACCGGATATGATGTGATCGATAAACTGACAGGCGGCAAGCTCACGGGAGTCAAAAACAAATTTTGGAACAAATTTGAAGAAATCAAAAATGTGGTAAAAAATGCACTAGACGCAGTAAAACGATTTTTTGCCGGCGAATGGCCGACGCCAAAAATAAAAATGCCACATTTTAAAATATCACCGCCGGGATGGTCGATCGGGGATCTGGTAAAAGGAAGCATCCCGAGGTTAAGCGTCAATTGGCACGCGAAAGGCGCGATCCTGAACAGACCAACGGTTGTTAATCAGTCTGGAAACACGATCGACGTAGCTGGCGAGGCAGGACCGGAAGCCGTAACACCGATCGAGACACTGAAAAAGTACGTCCGCGAAGAAGTGCGGGCCAACAATGCAGACCTGATAAAAGCACTTACTGAGGTCCTGGGAGATCTCGGATTGACGATGGAAAACGTGATTAATCTTGGAGACGAAAGAATCTACCAGAAAGTCGTGAAATTAACAATCAAAGAGCTGAACAGACAGCAGATAAGTAAGCCTGTCTGGAAAGGAGGCTTTGCATGATTGACGATTACGAAGTTATTTTTGCAGGGGTCAGTTCTGCCGACCTCTGCATTTTTGCGGTCAACAGGCCGAACATCCCTGCAGCAGAACGGGACATCGAAACTCTGGAAGTGCCGGGAGTAGATGGGGCTTATCATATCGACAATGGCCGCTACAAGGAGATGACAATCTCGATCGAGATGAACTATATCGGCCCGGAGTCAAAATGGCACGAAAAATGGCGGGAAATCAAACGATGGGCACAGGAGAAAAATGCAGAACTGATCCTGAATGATGACCCTATTTTTTCGTACCGTGCCTATTATGCAGTATTAAGCGAAAACAGCAGGGAAAGCCTGCGGGTGGGAAAATTCACAATCACATTTTACTGCTCCCCGTATCTGCACGTCCGCGGAAGCGATGAATATGAAAAGCCATATCCAATGCCGGTATACTGGGGTCACAAAGTAGGCGGCGGAGGATACGTGCTGACAGAAAACGGCCAGAAAGTAGCCACAAAAAGAAGATTTTTTACATTGATGAATGATTATGATATTGCGTGCCCAAAAATCAAAATTGAGGGTCACGGAGAGTGCTGGGGACGAATCAACGGAAATGAGCTGCTTGCACAGGTCAACGGAACGTTGATCATCGATACGGAAAAAGAAATCACAGTGAATGGCCAGGGACGAAATGCGAGCAATGCGATCAGAGGAAATTATGAAGATTTCTATCTGAACCCGGGAGAGAACGTGATCTTATTTGATTCTGCATTTGAAATTTCAATTGCGCCGCGTTGGAGAACAAGATGATACAAGTTTACAAGCCAGAAAACAAAAATTACGAAAATAACGGTGACTGTGTACTGCATCCGACAAAATGCGAGCTGACTATGCAGCTTAGCGGGGAATGGGATATGGAGATCGAGTGCGCGGCGGATGCGCTGTATATTGATTGCCTGAAAGCCGGATCCGTTATCACAGCGCCGACCCCATACGGAGAAAACGAGCAGTTCCGGGTGTATGATGCAGAAAAGGAGATGGGTGGACTTGCCGCAAAGGCACGGCCCATCTTTTTTGATGCATCAAGAGAAACCCATCTGAAAGATGTGCGGCCAACACAGTGCACGGGCACGGAGGCGGCGGAGAAGATCAGCGTTGGAAAATATCGTGTTATTTCGGATATCACGGATATCAATACCGCGTACTACGTCAGGAAGAATTTGATTGAGGCGCTGCTGTCTGACGATGAAAACAGTTTCATCAACAGATGGGGTGGAGAACCTATTTTCAAGAATTACGTATGCCAGATGAGAAAAAGAGCCGGAGGAGATTACGGAGCAGAAGCGCGGCTTGGATTTAACATGTCGTCCGTTAAGGCGAAAGTAAACATGGATAACGTGGTTACCAGAATTATTCCGGAGAGCTACAATGGGCACACACTGCCAGATGATAGTTACTATGTGGACAGCCCCAATATTGGGAAATATCCGATCGCCTACACAAAAGTGGTACAATACGAAGACGTAAAACTGCAGGAGGACTGCAGAACCGATGAAACAGGATATGCTACACTGGAAGATCTGCAGAAAGCATTACGGAAAAAGGCAAAAGCAGATTTTGAGGCAGGATGTGACCTGCCGGAAATCACGTATGAAGTGGATCTTATCAACATCGAAAACACAATTGAGTATGCAGATGTGGAGAATCTTGTGAAAATCGGTCTCGGAGATTACGTGAAAGTGGAGAACAAAGATCTGCAGATATCAACAAGGGAACGTGCTGTGAGCGTGGTGTGGGACTGTATCATGAAAAGAAATACAACCGTCACGCTCGGATCCGCGGAGAACGATTATCTGGATCGGATCAGTGCGGCAATGAAAATGGCAGAGCTGGCGCTGAACAAAGACGGAACCGTAAAAGGCGATCAGGTAACCGGAATGATTAACCTGATGAAAACAAGACTGAAAGCAACGGCAGAGAATGCGGAAAAACAGGCGGCAAAAGCAATACTTTTCGAAGAATTGGACAAGAACAGCGACCTGTACGGAGCGATGGCACTCGGCACAACGGGATTTTTGATCGCATCCGAAAGAACGCCGGACGGCAGAGATTGGGACTGGAAAACGTTTGGAACGGGTCAGGGATTTCTGGCAGATTATCTCATTGCAGGCGTGCTACTATCACAAAATTACAAAGATGGAGAACAAGGATTTAAACTGGACTTGAACAGCGGAAAAATTTTTGCATCGCTGTTGGAAATTTTTGGAAAAGAAGCAGGGAAACCATGCTCGGTTGCTTTGGAAAATGGAAGAATCCTGGTGAAAGAATCCAGCGGAAAGTCAGTTATCCAGATATCACCACTCCAAAATGTGGATATCGTGACCGGAAAAAGCACATGGTCGGGAATGATCGGAAAAGGGAATACCTTCATCGAAGTAAATCCGCAAGATGATTATATCAGGTTCCGAGCAGGGGCTATCTATGAGGGGTATTCCGGATCAGCGGGATTGAGCGGAAAACTCGTGTACTCGGACGAGAGTTATCTGGTTGTCCGAAACGGAAGAATCACAGGAGGAAGGATCAAGAAATCAGATGGAACGTGGGAGGAGTTAAAAAATGGCACTAATTAGCTCAAATGCTTATCTGAGTATGGAAAATGCCACAGATAATGCGCAGTACATCTACAATTTCATGGTCCGAAATGGAGCGTCGCAGAACGCGGCGCTTGCCGTGCTGGGTAATATGTATGCAGAATCAACGTGCAATCCGGGAATATGGCAGAACCTCGACAGCAGCAGAACAGACCTGGGATTTGGACTGGTGCAGTGGACCCCGTCCACAAAATATACGAGCTGGGCCGCGGCCAAAGGATATGAAAGCAAGAACATCAATGGGCAGCTGCAGCGGATCCTCTACGAGAAAAACGCAGGGATCCAGTGGCAGAAAAGAACCACATCAATGTCATTCGCAGAATTCTGGAGTTCCGGAGCAAGCCTGGAAACGCTGGTAGAATTATTTGAACTCAATTATGAGCAGCACGCCGGAGCAGTACAGCCAAAAAGAAAAGAGTATGCGAATTATTGGAAAACGCATCTGACGTTGGATGATGATTCGGTGGAAAAAATTGAAAAGGCGATTGCCTGGATGCTGAATATCGCGGCGGATAACTCACATGGGTATGATCAGGGGTATCGGTGGGGGCCAGATTATGACTGCTCCTCATTCTGCATCACAGCGTGGCAGGAGGCCGGCGTGCCGGTGAAAACGTATGGAGCAAGCTACACCGGAGATATGCGAGCAGTATTCCTGCGCTGTGGCTTTTCGGATGTGATCGGGAGTGTAGACGTCTATTCCGGATCAGGTCTGAAACGCGGCGATGTGCTGCTGAGCGAGGGCTATCATGTTGCTACCTATATAGGCAATGGACAGATTGTACACGCATCTCAAAACGAATTCGGTGGAGCAGTGGGAGGACAGACCGGGGACCAGACGGGAACCGAAATCTGCACAAGAAGTTATTATTCCCGCACACCGCCGTGGGATCATGTACTGAGATATAAGCAGGGAGGCACAGAGGAGACACCAACACCAGAACCAACGGCAACAGTGTACCCGGTGCAGTGGATACCGGCATAGAGAGGAGACGAAAAAAATGGACATGACAATGTTTGAGTGGCCGACGAAAGCCAAAGTCGAAAGCACAGATTATGTAGCGATTTGCGACGCAGACGGAAATGAGAAAAAAATTGCCGTGGACGATTTGAAAAATATCCAGAAAGCAGAAACCACAGGGGAAACTGTGGAGGAGTGGCTGAAAACAAAACTGAAAAGCTATGCAGGATTTTCGGACGGATTCTACCCGGATCTGGGCGGATGGTCTGGAGGAACGGATGCATTCGGACTGATCACAAAAAAAGGAACAACAGTGCAGTATGTAGGTTTTATGGCGGACGGGAAAATTCGGATGGGATCTTACAACACACAGAACGAAGCCTACAAAATATATATGCACAGCGACGAGATGGCGAACCATCCGGTCGGATCTATATGGATCACAGAAACAGAAACTGCGGATCCGAACCAGATTTTCGGGGGAACATGGGAAAGATACGCCAAAGGGAGAACACTGATCGGCGTAGATGAAAATGATACAACCAAAAAATGGAACAAATCAGGAATCAAAGCAGGTGTGGCTGAAAACAATATTGACCACAAACATTATGAGACAAATGGAGCAGATGAAGGTCGAATGTATCAGATTTTTGGGGATAACGGAGGCCCATATGGATCTACGGTGCAGGCGAATATGACGGCAGCTTCATGGGCTGCACAGACGTCAGTTGGAAATATCAGAGTAAATAAGGTATCTGCCATGACGGATCGTGCACAGGTGATCAATAATCTGCCGCCATATATCACAGTGTATATCTGGAAACGAACGGCGTAGGAGGAGAATCATGAGAGTACTTGAATTTTCTGTTATGGGTCAGCAGATCGAAAAGCGGGGGGATTTTTCCGGTCTGGTGGCGGGCAGTGAGCAGTATATGACAGCAAAATTTTATTTTGACCGGGAGTGGGCCGGAAAAGTAAAAGTGGCAGAGTTCCGCCGAATTGACTCGAAGATTGCAGAATGCTTTTCAGAAAAAATCACTGGAAACTGCTGCATAGTGAGAACCGAGGTGCTACACGGAAAGAAATGGTACGTGAACGTAGTAGGACTGGGAAAAGACGGAATGAAACTGTCAACAAACAGGGTAGAAGTGAAACAGGAGGAATGACATGAGCACAACAGACGAATTACTGGAAGAGATGCTGGAAGATGCGGAAGAGTACGCAACACCAGTCACGGACGATGATCTGCAGTTCTGGATTGACGAACATCTGAGAGTGATTTCTATCCCGAAAAACGGCGTAGTGGCTGGAGTTGAAGGAGATAAAAATGTAAATAAGATCAAATTCGGCATGAACCGGTACTACCACGGCTTCGATATGTCCACATTCTCCGGGAGAATTTTGTACTCAAACGCCAAAGGAAATAAAAATTACTACAACATCACAGATATGCAGGCAAGCGGGAGCACCATCACGTTTTCGTGGCTCGTAGACGCCGATGCCGTGCAGTACATGGGCAAAACCGCGTTCGTAGTCTACCTCTTCAAAATTCAGGGCTCGGAGCTGCGGCAGAAATTCTATTCAACGTTAGCGACACTGAAAGTATTGGAAGGACTGGAAGTAGATTCCGCTGTACCAGTCGAAAAACAGACGGACATCATCGAGCGGATGAAAGAGGAGATCAGCGCCTACGCAGAAGAAGTCAAAAAAAGCCTGCCTGCCGACTACACGGCGATGACGGAGCAGGTTAATTCCCTAAAGGAAGATATAGATAACATAAAAGTAACTACCGAAATTAAAGGAACAAAATATA